CTATACAACATATACTAAGGATAATATAATGCTAACTGATGCAAACGCAAGTACCTCAATAGATAAAAATAAGAGTTTATCTGATGATGAAAAGCAATCATTAAAAGACTATATAAAAAATGACAATGCTAGTGTCTATAACAATGTAACTATTGGAACAATACAGGCAAACAACTATGATGAAATAATGAAATCAATTCAAGAAGCATCCCCAAATAGGAAGTAGGTGATATATTGGCAAATGGTATGACAATGGGACAGTTTTCATCTTTGATAAGAATAACTACATTATCTAATTATAATAATATGCAAACAATGATAGATAGTACTGATGAAAGCACTTCTATTGAGAATAGAGTCATTTTATTGCCAGTATCACCTAGTGATCTTATGTTTAATGAGTCTTCGGATGCGCAAACAATAAAACTTATGAATTATGGTGAATTACCAATAAAAATGAATAGAAAATTAGCCAATTGGAGTATATCAAGCTTTTTTCCTAACTTAGAGAGTAACTACCCTTTTGTTAGAAAGACAGATCTAAAAGACCCTTATGAATATTATTGTGATACTTTACTAACATGGCAAAAAAATGGAACTCCTTTAGTTTTTATGTTTAAAACATGGGGAGATTATTATAATTGCCAAATTAAAGATTTTAAATTTGGACGAAAAGATGCAGTTGGGAATATATATTATGAAATTCAGTTTCAAGAGTATAAAAAAATTGATTTAACTACTGGTGAAAATGGGACAACCAGTTATTCATCCAATATTTATTATCCAACTCAAGGAGAAACAATTCTTGACATGGCTAAAAAGATATATGGAAATTCTGAATATTATAAAACAATAATGACTTTAAATAAGTTAAGTAGTCCAGAAGTTAAAGCTGGGACAGGCTATAAAATAAGGTAGGTGGTAGTGTGGTTAATGTATTTGTGTACAATGACAATGGAATTATGTTAGATATAAGTGATCTGTTGGTTAATGTGAAATATACTTGTTCTTTAGATAAGCCATCACAACAAGTAAACATAACATTAGCCTATAGTATTTATAGTACTTCATTCCCATCACCTTATATATCGCCAGGACAAAAAATAGAATTATATAATGATGGTATTTGCATATTTAGAGGTAAGGTAAATACATCTGAATTAAAGGCAGATGAAGAGCAATTAGACCTTACTTGCTATGATTATATTTGGCATGTAACTAAAAGCAAAGTTGTTTACAATTTTAGCGATATATCTGCCTATGATGCAGTTTGTAAGATATTTAATGATTTAGAAATACCGTATAGTAAAAATGGTATTCTAGGTGGTTCTAATAGTGAAGGTGCTAAGATTAACATAAATCACTTAATTAAAAATAAAAGTGCTTATGATGCATGCATGATGATAGCTACTGAGCTGCATACTCAATATGGTACATTTTATTATATGTTTATGGATATCGAAGGGAATGTAAATCTAATGGCATGTGATAAATATTGGAGTAAACAGGTTATAAAACCATGTTCAGACCCATCTTTAACTAACCCGGATGGAACGCTAATTTCTCTTAACTACAAAAATGATATGTCTAATATGATAACTAGAATAAAGTTATTTGATAGTAAAGGGAATCCTGTAGATATTGAAACCGGTGAATCTAGTGGGGATGAAAGTGAGAGTGATGACTAAAAATGCCATATCAAAAAATTGAAGATATAACTGAGTCTGAAGCTCAAAATGCTAAATCGGTAGTTAATAGTTCATTAAAATTAGATAATATTACAATCAATAATGGAGAAGAAGCTGAAACAGTTAATAATACAATGACTGCAGCCAATAGCATTATAAAAAAATATGGAATTATTCAAGATATAATAATTAAGTCAAAAAAGGAAGATCCACTTTTAAAAGCTAGAAGAATAATGAATGAGAACTGTAAGCCAAAAGAAACTATAGACGTTGAATGTATAGGTGATATAAATTATAAGGTTGGTTTTGGAGTTCATTTAGTTGTACCTTTCTTGAAAAATCATGAAGATTGTTTTATGTATATAAAGGAAGTAACTCACGAATGGAAAAGCGATAGTTTATTTGTAAGTAAATTAACATTAACACCAAGTCGAGTTATGGATGAAGTTGAATGGAACGATTTAGACGAAGAAGATGAAGATTCTACTGGAACTGATGGAAATGATTTATGGAAGAAAATTTATGCTTTATTAAGAGAACAAGAAGGAAAGGATTATGTTTATGGAGCAGCTGGACCTGATACGTTTGACTGTAGTGGACTTATTCAATATTGTTATAACCAATATGCTGATGAATTAGGACTTACACTTGGTAGAACTACATATGAACAATGCAAGCAAGGAACTGAAGTTGATAAAGATGATAAAGCTCAATGGAATCCAGGAGATTTGTTGTTTTGGTATGCTAGTCCGCCATATCCTGGACATGTTTCTGTTTATGTTGGTGGCAATAAAATGCTTCAGGCACCAAAAACTGGTGATGTAGTTAAAACCGTAGATATTTCAAGACCTGATATTTATGCAGTTAGAAGAGTTATAAAAGATACAGTAAGTGCTGATGTAAAAGATGATAGTATTCCTAGTGAATATAAAGATAATTTAAGTGTTGTCGATGGACAGTGTAATACTTTTACAATCAATATGAAAAAGTATGACTATAAGAATATCATAACAAATAAATCTAATGCAGCCGGTATAGATCCATATTTAACAGCTGCAATTATCGCAGTGGAAAGTGAAGGAAATCCAAATTGTAAATATGGAGATGCTAACGGATTGATGCAGGTTCTTGAAGGCTCATTCGACCAAGTTACAAGTATTGAACAAGGATTAAAAGAATATAATTTAAAGAAAAAGATAATTGGTAGTCAAATACATGTCATATTAAGTGCGTATAATTCTGGTGAAAGTACTGTAGAAAAAGCAGCAGCTGAAAAAAGTTTGGATTTATCTAATTGCAGTATAAAGCAACTTGGAGATGCTCTATATGATTATTGTACAGAACACCCTAAAGCAGGTACTCCAAATGAAAAAAAATATTATTCAAGTAAGATATTAAAAGCCTATAGCATATTAAAATCTAAAAAGGCTTTGGGGTAAGGAGGTTTATGCATGTCAAAAACATTTGGTGATAAGTTTTGGGATGAGATAGAGAGTCATAGAGATAAAAATAAAATAGATGATCCTTTCGGTATTGGAAAAGTTGTTTCAGTTGACCCACTAATTATAGAGTTAGATGGTTTACCATTATATAAAGATAATCTTTATATAAATAAACACTTATTGCCTTGGAGAGAATATTGTACAGGACTTACAACTGTAGCAGGTTCGCCACCACATAGCCACGGATTAGTATATATAAATCATCCTAGTAAATTAATTTTAGAAAGTCATGTTGTTTTGTATGGAATTGTTTATAACGAGGATGGTAAAACATATCAAAAATATGTGGTACTGGAGGTGGTTGAATAATGGGTTTATTTCCAGAAGACTTTTATAACAATACAATCAAAAAAACAATCGCCAAAGAAGTTCCCTTATTGAAAGATTATGCCATAAATCTTAAAACAGGGGAACTTTTATATGATGAAAATAAAAATGCAATTATAGTTGAAGGATTAGATGCTGTAATAGTTCAATCATGGAGAAAAATACATACCCATAAGTTAGACACTGTTACTGGGGATGGATATTTTATCTATGGGCCAAACTTTGGTAGCCAATTTCATAAGCTTATGGGAAAAGGTAAAAGTTATGGTGATGCTTTTGCATATAAAATGTTGGTTGATTGTATAGTTGATGGAACATACATCACTGGAATTAATAGTTTTTTAACAACATTAGAAAAGAGTTCTTATGCTATAGAATATATTATGGAAACAATCTATGGGAACTATCAAGATAGCCTTTATATAGATATAGAATAGGGGGTGGTAAGATGGCTTATTATAAAAGTGAAGAAGATATTTATTCTGAAATGTTTTTAGGGTATACAGAAACAAGTACAAATAAAGGAAGCTTATTATATAATGCTTGTATGCCTGTATGTATGCAGTTATCACAAGCATTATTAAATTTAGATGAAGCTACAAAAAAAATGTATGCAAGAACCGCTGTTGAAAGTGGATACTCTTCTTATATGGATTTAAAAGCAGAAGAAGTTGGATTAACTAGAAAACAAGCAACTTTTGCAGAAATAGAGATTACTGTTAATGGAGCTCCCAATGCAATATGGAGCAGTGGAAGTATAGTTGGAACTAAAGATAATAGATTGTATACTACTGAGACTGACTCAGTGTTAGATTCTAATGGAATTGGAACTGTAAAGGTAAAGGCAGAAAAAACAGGAGCACAATACAATGTTAATGCTGATGAAATTAACTGCTTACCAATAAAGTATAGTGGTATTTTTAGTATTACTAATAAAGCAGCTTATAATGGTGCAACTGATAAAGAAACAGATGAAGCTTTATACGAAAGGTTTCTAATAAAGGTAAGAACGCCTGCTACTAGTGGCAATGTATATCATTATCTTACTTGGGCATTAGCAGTCGATGGTTGTGGAAGTGCTAAAGTACATCCACTTTGGAATGGTAATGGTACTGTAAAAGTGGTTATTGCCAATAGTAATAAGAGAGCAGCAACACCTGAACTTATACAAGCAGTTAAGAATTATATAGATCCTTATCCCGAAGCTAGTGGAAGTGGTCAAGCGCCTATAGGTGCAACTGTTACAGTCGTATCTGCTATTGAAAAAACTATTAGTGTTACTGCAAATATAAAAGTTGCCACAGGATTTACAATAGCGCAAATACAAACAGAATTTACACAACTGCTCACTAAATATTTAGAAGGTGTTGCATTTGAAGCTACATATATAAGTATCAATAGGGTTGGGAATCTTCTTTTTGATACCAGTGGAGTTGTTGACTATTCTGACTTAAAAATCAATGGAGCAACAAGCAATATACCTTTAGCCGATGAAGAAATTGCTGTATGTGGTACAAATGAATTAGGGGTGACAACTTAATGGATGTAAGTAAATTTAATGAAAAATTTAATAAGTTGGAAAACAATATTTATACAGTAGATGAAGAAATTGTGCTTGATAATGGCGTATATAATGGGCATTTAGCACATGACAATATAAATAAAGATAGCTTAAATATTTATACAGGACTAACTTTAACAGGGGATAAAATAACAAATTATTTTCTTTCAACACCTTCTGAAACTCCATGGAAATATAATATAAAAATATTTGCTAATGTAGATAAGGTATATGTTAGTTATGAAACTATTGGAGATCAAGTTGAATCATATGATATTAATAACTTACAAGATGAACTTGTAAGGACTCAACAAGAAGTTAATATTATTGAAGCCAACAAAGCTGATAAAGATAAAGTGTTTACAAAGGAAGAGCTTCTGCAGAAATTTAACGATTTGATTAATAGTGCTCCAGGGACATTGGATACTCTAAATGAAATTGCTACTGCATTAGGTAATGATCCAAACTTTTCAGCAACAATCATAAATTTATTAAATAATAAGGTTGATAAAGTCGAGGGAAGGAAATTAAGTACTGAAGATTATGGTACACAAGAAAAAAATAAATTATCCAATGTTGAAGATAATGCCAATAATTATATTCACCCAAAGATGCATCCAGCCAACATTATTACAGAAGACGAAACGCACATGTTTGTTACAGCCAAAGAAAAAGCAGCAATAAACATCTCTGGAAGTGATTCTATTTTTGAAACAGCTGGAGGAACAGCAACAGTAATAACTTTAACATTTCCATCTTTAACTAATGGCTTATCTAAGAATTTTATAGTGAGTACTGATAATGGTGGGGGTGCTACAACTATAAATGGAAAAAAAGTTTATAGGCCAGGAACAACTACACCACCTACTTTCAAAAAAGATAAAGCCTATACTGTTTGGTATAACTTAGCTGGTGATTGTTTTTTTATCAAAGCTAGTGCGGAGGGAGATGCTGATGTTTCTCATGTACTAGCAACTAAAAAATTTAGTAATGATAATGATATTGGATTAGTTGGAGCTATGCCAAACAATGGGGCCTTAAATAAGGCATTATCGATTAATGGTAGTTACACAATTCCAGCTGGGTACACAAGTGGGGGAATAGTAACACAAAACATTACAACAAAAGCAGCTGCAGCATACAATCCAAGTACGTCAGCTCAGACTATAGCAGCAGGACAATATCTAACAGGAGCGCAAACAATAAATCCGATGCCTTATGTTAATCCTGATATATCAACTCACAAAAACGCAATTAATATAACCGCAGGTACCCATAGTGGAGATGGCGCTAATTATGCATATGTTCAAGTTCATAATGGAAATTATTTAAATGGTGTAGATTGGTATAGAAGCTACCAACCATATTTAGTATCACAATATATTGTAAGTGGTGCCAACATATTTGGAATTGCTGGAACTGCTACCCCAACAAGCTTGGGGGGTAAAAGGTACAAAGAAGGTTCTTTTTTTCATCCGTTTAATGTAGCGACTACTATTGAACTTGGATTTACACCTAGAGTTGTTAAAATGACAATTGCTACACAGTTTTATAGTTGGGTATCTGGTGCCTATAATAATTACTGGATATTCGCACACAGTGATGGTACAGACCAGCCGACCTATGTTGCTCAGTCATCATGGTGCACAATAAGTGGTACACAATTGATATTAAGAACAGACCTTCCAGGCTTAACAATTTCTTACTATGCTTGGGAGTAATACAGGAGGAGGTTTTATATATGAAACTATTAACTATATATGATAACAATGGTAAAATTTATTCACAATTATATGGCGATTATCCTATACCAGAAAGTGACTTGAAGTTTTTAGAAACGGAGATTCCTGAAGGGAAAACACTATCTAGAATAGATACTACATTAATCACACCTATTCCAGTTTATGAGGAATTACCTCCAACTGATATAGAAAAAGTAAATACTCAAATGACAGCAATACTAAAAGGAATGATTGTATAAAAGGAGGCTATACTATGGACAATGTAAAGATAATAACACTATTATTTTCTATGGGACAACTTACTCAAGAAGATATTTTTACCATTTACGTATGCAATGGGAATATATCAATAGCTGACTATAAAATAATAACAGGACTAGAGTGTCCAGAATTACCACTAAATGTTGCTAAAAAATTGAAGAAAGAAGAAATTTCACTAAATTGTAAAAATACAATTTATGGTAGTTTTACCTCAAAAGCACATTATGGAGTTGAAAAATCTTTTGGCAGTAATCCAGAAGATCAATCTAATATAGCTGGAAATTCTCAAGCTGCTATTTCAAAGGAAACTGGTATATCAGAGTGTCAGCAAGATAAATTCTATTATCATGCAAGTGGAGAAGAGTTTGAAGAGTGGAGCACTAAAGATT